GTCTAACCATAAATACAATTCAACATTTATTTGCACCTATAATTACTATGATCCGTCATTAAATCATGTTAAATCGGTGGATGGACAGGTTGTTAATTTAGATGATTGTGTTGGTTTAGAAGATTGTGCTGATATTGTATACAAATCTGAAATGTTACAGATATTTAATTTACAAGAATATAATGACGATGCTATTTACAATATTATAATAGAAATATATGCATTATTAAAAGATCATGATGAATTGAAAGAATGTATGAAAAAGGTTGCCGAGGTATATTTAAGTGAAGATTTAGAGATTGGATTTTTCGGGTTGTTTGCATATAATTATTTTTTCTTAACACATCGATGTATTGGTGAATTTATGAAATCGGGGAAAATTTCAGATGAAACGCTTATATTATTGCGGATGCAGACAAACGCTTAGTGTTATGAGTATTGGTATTTTGTCAAGATATTTTATGTTATGATATGTTATACAATGGCATCTACTCGAAATATAAATACTCCCGGAAATTATTATTTGGAACAAAAACAGTATAAGGAAAATGAAGGATATACCATGTATTCGAATTCACAATACGGCGCGGCATATAATACGCAACTTCCCGGAAATGGAGTAAATCCCGGCCAAATTCCATGGAATCAATTATCTAATAATGCCGTTCAAATTGAATCATTTTTGTTCGGCATTAATTCAACAAATTTAGTTCAAGCTCAACCCACATTATATCCCGAATTTAGACGATTGGAAAGTGCTAATTTTTTTGAAAAAACAGCGACGTTAATTCCTGAACCACTTGTCGTCCAGAAATTCCAACGTCCATTTCCGTGTCCCAATTAATTTTTTTGTTATTTTGTTGTTGTTTTTATTATAATATAATATAATATTTCGATATTATATTATCATCAATGTCATATAAAGATTATTTAGGAACTAGACGGTGTTGTAATATTGGCTCACTGGGTCCACAGGGATCTGTGGGTCAGCCCGGTCCTATTGGTCCGATGGGATATAATGGAGTTACTGGTGCTCAAGGAAATCAAGGATCAACCGGTATCGGTTGCCGCGGTCCTGTTGGATCAATCGGTCCACAAGGAAATCAAGGCTATCAAGGAGTACCCGGAACAACGAATCAGAGTTTTACATGGGTAGGACAAGATGCGAATATCTCGATAACAAGCGGGGCACCGGTGACCCGTTTAACCGAAACGGTCGCACTTACACAAGCAGGGAATTATTCGGTCAATTTGAATATATTACAAGAGGTTCCTTCGGTAGATACGGATAGTCAATTGTATTTTTCTATTACCGATTTTGCGTCTAATATTACATATGGGTATGCATTTACCAATGCTGCGGGTTATTCAATGCAAACACGTAGTCCTACCAGTCCTACTAATCAGTATGCGTCATTTACAGACGTAATTAATGTTGCTGTAGCAGGAACATGTGTACTGAATATTTATCAGGTTGCTACTGTCCCACAAACCGCAACGGTTCAAAATTATTCAATGACGTTGAATAAAATAGCATAATTAATAATGGAGTTACCGGCATTGCCACATAAATATAATTTATGTAAAAATGTAAAACTAATTTATTATAATCTTTTGTTTTAGTATAATAAATTTCACAATGAGCAATATTAATGCCAATAATATAACCGCAAATAATATTACTGTTAAGAACACTACCAGTGCAAATATTATTAATGCGTCTACTATTAATGCGAATGCCCTGAGTTCTAATAATATCGATACTAATAATTTAAACGTAGCTACTATAAACGGTCAACCTGCCAACACTGTTATCCCAATATTTGCAAATGGAGGATATTATATTCCATGTCCACCATGTCCCGGAACAGATGATCCGTGTGATGGAATTGAAGGATGTCCGGGGTTTGAACCTGGGCCATGTGATTGTTTTGTATCATTGGTAGGTCCAACTGGTCCACAGGGGATTGGAATTACGGGCCCGCAAGGTAATAAAGGTAGTACTGGTCCTCAGGGAAGTACCGGCCCTCAAGGAGACATTGGAAAAATGGGATTTACTGGAACTACTGGTCCTATTGGTCCAACTGGATCTCAGGGTTATCAGGGATCAACTGGTCCAACTGGGGCCCAGGGGTTAACCGGTCCTCAGGGTCCTGGACCGGCGGGACCACAGGGGTCGACTGGTCCGCAGGGCAACCAAGGCAGTACCGGATCTACCGGCCCGCAGGGCAATCAAGGAAGTACCGGATCTACTGGACCGCAGGGATATCAGGGCAGTACCGGATCTACTGGACCGCAGGGATATCAGGGCAGTACCGGATCTACTGGACCGCAGGGATATCAGGGCAGTACTGGTTCGACGGGACCACAAGGCAGTCAGGGCAGTACTGGTTCGATGGGACCACAAGGCAGTCAGGGTAGTACTGGTTCGACGGGACCACGGGGCAGTCAGGGCAGTACCGGATCTACGGGGCCACAAGGTAATCAAGGCTTTACTGGATCTACTGGGCCGCAGGGCTATCAGGGCAGTACCGGATCTACCGGTCCGCAGGGCTATCAAGGAAGTACCGGCCCTACTGGACCACAAGGTAATCAAGGAAGTACCGGCCCTACTGGACCACAGGGCTATCAGGGCAGTACCGGATCTACCGGACCGCAGGGCTATCAGGGCAGTACCGGATCTACGGGGCCACAAGGTAATCAAGGAAGTACCGGCCCTACTGGACCGCAGGGATATCAGGGCAGTACCGGATCTACTGGACCGCAGGGATATCAGGGCAGTACCGGATCTACTGGACCGCAGGGAAGTACAGGGACATTTCAACCGCTCGGCACAAACTATTCTGATTACGTATATTGGAATTCGTATACAAATGCTTGGAATGTTGGACAAACCGGTGTGCATTTAGGTAGTTTTGCGGGTCAAACGGGTCAAGGAACGGCTGCGGTTGCTATTGGAGTATTTGCGGGAAATAATACGCAAGGTGCAAGTGCGATTGCGATTGGTGCGAATGCGGGTCAAGGAACAACAACAAGTCAAGGAGCAAATTCTATTGCGATTGGTAGTCAAGCGGGTGTAGCAAGTCAAACCTCAGGTAGCATTTGTTTAAATGCGACTGGTGTTGCTCTCAATCCTGCCGCCGCAGGGTGTTTTATCAACCCTATTAGAAATGTTGCTCAAACCAATATAGTGGGATATGATACAACAGCAAAAGAAATAACATATTATTCACCTTCAGTTTCATTAACTAGTTATACATTCGTCGCAAATACTCTCACTCTTGATTTTGGGTCACTACAATTTAAGAACTTTTACAACTCTACGCCAATTACTACAGCAATCACGCAGTCGGGAATAGTGTTCACCAACGCTGTTACAGGTGGGTCATATATGATTTATATTACAACTGGCGTTGGTGGTTCTTTAACATTCAATACTGGAATAAGCAATGTAAAGACTACTTTTGCTACGATATTTGTCGTTCCAGCGAGTTCAGTCGCAGTAATGAGTATTTACTATATCAATTCGGTTTACATTGTTGGAATTAATATCTTAACTTAATGTATAATGAGCGGATTTTTTTTAGTCAATCAATCACCGCCTAGTTTTGATTGGGGGTCAAACTTTATCCAGAGTTCTTTTCTTTCACCGTATCAACTCCGTAATGCGAGTTTAACAGCACCAGTATATATGTCTCAAACTGGCGTTTCACCTTCCGTATATTTTAACAAGAAAGGAACTTGGACTTATACTTTTGTAAAAACGGGTGCTACAACTGGAACGACGAGTGGAACAGTAGGAGCAAATCAATCATTCAGCGACGCAAAAGTAGGGGGTGCTGGGACGCAAACCAATTACGCTCTCACTATTACGGATAGTGCGACTGGTATGAAAACTTTATTTAATAATAGCGTGGTTTGGGGCGCCATTTAAATCTACTCATAATATAAATGATAGGTAGCGACCAACACAAAGCGGAGGACATACTCATTGAAGAATTATAAACGGTTAAATGGTACTACGGCAGGATTTTATGTAAATCCAATAGCTACAACTCAACAACCAGTAGTAACTGTCGTCCAATAGCGACAAGGTATAGTTTATAATACAACATCATATGAACTCACTGCAGGGGAATTAAATACATATTCCGTTTTCTTCACACAGATTTTACAGGGCTCAGACAAGTATTTTGCTCTTACTCCCGTTGGGACGAGTATAACTTTCACCGTTCGGCAGGCGACTTTTGTTGGGACCCTAATACTGCTGCAGTAATAAATTATTATAATAATTTATGCGATCCCACGTATATTTAGTGTAGGACAAACTTAACTTCATCTAATTCTGGTTCTAATACGGTCTTGCCATTTTCTCGTTCTTCTTCTATCATTTCCAGCAATTCGTTATCCCGCCAATCAATAAAATCTTGAACTAACATATTTTTTATTTCGCCTGGTAACGAATCGGCTTTTGTGCACGCATCATTTATCTCTCGAATAATATCTATAAATTTCATATTTTCTTTATCATACCCAGATTTACCGAAAGATACGATCAATGTAACAGTATCGTCTGGTTTCATATTATTGAATGCTAGTCTAATCATTGCATTCTTATATTCACTTCGCTCCAATAAATATTTTCCAATTTTGAAACACATTTGCGCCATTATTGTTGTTGTTTTGTTTGACACGAATTCTTTATATACTATTCAATATATTGTGTATAAAAAGTGGCAACATCATTGGAATTGCACCCCAGAATGCAGACCAGAAATAATTTAAATGGTTATAATATTTACGTAAACTTGGAAATAACATTGTTTTTCTGAAAATAAAATCAAGAATAATTCCATAAATAGCTAAATATGTATATGTTGGTCGAAGTCGAAATCCATATAAATAAATAATATAAAAGATGGTCATCATTCCGCCCGCAATAAATAATGATTCAATTGATCCGTGTTGTATAAAATACGGGGTAAGTCCCCATCCATCTTGACCTCCCATACGAAGATATTTTGTGGCAAATTGTAATAACGCATCTCCAATAAATCCGACGATACATGAAATAGTTACCAAATGTTCGATTTTGAGCATTATTATATTACTAATAGATAAGATAATAAATATTATTATTATTATTATGCATCACCGATTTGCGGTAATTCTGTTGTCATATTATTATTATTGCTCATAATATATTCGATTTTATTTTTTATATAATTTAGCGGAGTTCTTACCACGTCATACGTTTTTTCAATAAAATCAATATGTTTGCTCATTTTTGAACAATCTGTTTCGACGATTTTCATATTTTCTTCGATTTTAGTGATTCGTGATTCAATATTTTGTAGTAATTGTATTATATTATCTAATTTGGCATCAATTTCCATTTATGTTGTATTAGATGATTTTATGGCACATAATACGAGTTATTTTATCGGATATTTGTATTATATGATCCAAATAAAAAATCCGCGCCAGGAAATACGATATTGTAATTACCTGTGCTATTATAATGATGCGCCTTATGATTATTTATTAACAAATTCACGTACCAATTTTTTTCATTAATATACTTACGCGGGATTCCTTTTGGGTTACATATTTCGTATGCATCTAATCCATGAGTATACGAATGAATTGTATTCCAAACGAGTATATTGGCTACAAGAAAAACTAATACTGTCATATAAATGACGCAAAACGAAATGTCGTTATAAAATAATAGATATAAAATTCCAGTATTGAGTAAAAAACAAACTGTAAATTGAATAAATCCATCAAACGTCATAACATCAAAACAAATATATTCTATACCATTTTTGATTGTATAATCGGTGTTTGTTTGGATATGATGTAATTTATGATTTTCATATACTCTATTGAATATAGACGATGGTACATGCATAATATATTTATGCGCGAACCATTCTTCAACCGAAGCAAGCAAATACGCGCTAGTAAAAAATATAAAATAGTTACGACACATTATTACGCTATTTAACTATAATATAATATTTTTATATTATATCTTTATAAACATAATATGGCATTTACAAGATTCCATGATGATCCTTGCAGAATCCAAAAACAATTGCAACAATCCACTGATCCTGGAAGATGGATATTAAATGTGCCCGGTAATGGTGCGACACCTGATTATATGGCAGATCCGCATATCCGTATTCAAACGTGGGGTGGGAATTTAATGACGAATTGTGTCGATTTGGAAGGGGAATTGCGAGGGGTTAATCGACCATTAAGTCGCGATTGTTTAGGAAAAGATCAATATCAACGATTCAATGTACCTTCTGCCCCCATTCAATATCCCACAAATTCAAGTATGTATACCGAAGAATCGCGAGCTATATTACCAGCATGGCAGTTTCGTGATTTAGAACAGGTGGATTGGTATTATCCACCATTAAATCCACAAGAAAATACGTGCATGCCTTTTACCAATAACTTAAGCACCCGTATTTTAGAAAAGGATTATTATGTTGCACAAATTCCGTGCATTTACATAAATCCGTCAAATCAATTACCCTTACCTATGGCACCGGTTAAAGGTAAATATGTCGGGGGAACTGAAATATGCACCACCACAAACGGATGTGATGCCGTTTCTAATCCCAATCCTAATCCCAAGAAATAGACGGGTTGAAATAAAAATAAGAAGAAATAAAATAATAAATTTATATTTATATCATATAAATATCTATTATAAACATAATATAATAAACAATAATGGAAATCGGATTAACTTTATTAGGATTAGGCGCCGCATATGTTATTTCGAATCAGTCGCCATCGTCATCAAATAAATCATCGGGGCATTCACATAACAATAAAAATAAATATACTAAAGAAAATTTCGCTAATTTAAAACAACAGAATACAAATTATTTACCGAATACTGATATTCCTATCCAAAATTATCCAGTTACCAATGTAAACGCATTATCCAACAATATTAATGGATACAATAATCCAAATCAAGCAACTGATAAATATTTCGATCAAAATAATTATACAAATAATCAAAATGCCGGGGTTAAAGTAGGAAATAATATTCAACAAGTCTATTCTTTAACCGGACAATATGTAGATACTTCGAATTTTGAACATAATAATATGGTTCCTTTCTACGGCGGAAAAATTAAGGGACAAGTTTATAATGTCGATAATACTGAAACTATTTTGGATAATATGATTGGTTCTGGATCTCAAGTTATTAAAAAAATCGAACAAGCACCATTGTTTAAACCACAAGATAATATGCAATTTGCAAACGGCGCGCCAAATATGAGCGACTTCTACCAGTCTCGGGTCAATCCCGCTATGAAAAACAGCAATGTTAAACCATTTGAATCGATTTATGTCGGTCCCGGGTTAAATCAAGGATTTACTGCCGAAGGAAGTCTCGGATATAATTCCGGCATGGAAGCACGCGATTCATGGTTACCCAAAACCGTCGACGAACTCCGCGTTTCCACCAATCCTAAATTGGAATATACTTTAGAAGATCATCAGGGTCCATCTTATTCAAATGTTAAAAATGTAGGACAAATTGGGAAAGTTGAGAAGTATCATCCCGACACATTTTTTATTCAAACCCAAGATCGTTGGCTCACCACTACCGGGCAAGAAAAGGGCGAAACATTACGCCCCATCCAAGAAGACAGACCTACTGCGCGCGCCGCACAAACTCGGTCGTATACCGGTGTTGCTGCTCCATCTGAAAAAAATGCAGGGTACGCTGAATCACAATACGAACAACCTCGTCGTCCAGTTCTTCAAGTAAGTGATATTGGTCCATCTGCCGCGCAAAATCGCGGATCGCATGTAGATAAAGATAATGCGCAACGCAGTCATACTAATTATACAAATAATCGCGCGGTATTAAGACAGCCGGATACACTTAGAAGTGGATTTAGTGGGGCTATTGGCGCGGTAATTGCGCCACTTATGGATATTTTCAAACCTATTCGCCGTGAAGAATATGTTTCGAATATTCGTATCTATGGCGATGCCGTTTCACAGACAAAACAGAATTATGTGATGAGTCCCGGCGATGTTCCTATTACCACCGTCAAAGAAACTACCGTATATTCTCCCAATTTCTATATCGGAAATCAAATCGAAGGAGGCGGGTATATGACGGCAGAACAACAGGCGATTAGTAATCAACGCGATACAACATTGTGCGGGGATATTGGAAATCCCGGCGGTAATTCAGCGGGATGGGGGAATATGAATTATGATAGTGCATATATGCAGACTAATAATGAATCGAAAGAGAAGGCGGTTGTCAGTCGAACGAATCACGGAAATACACAAGTGTTTAATCAACAAATGAATGTGAATATTGCCCGAATCGATGGTGATCGCAATAATACGCGAACTTTTGTTCCTACTAATATGCCACAAATGCCTATTGGAAAAGAACAGTACGGGAAAATCCACGCTCCTCAATATTATAATGAATGTGTCGGATGTGATCGTATTTCGCCTGATATTTTGTCGGCGTTTAAGAGTAATCCGTATACTCACAGTCTAACAGATTGCGTGTAAATTTGCGGTTGTTGTTGTTGGGTTGTCGTGGGTTGAAAATTGGGCTTCAACAGTTGTCGAATAATCTTATATAATCGAATCCTAAAAAAACAATAATATATTATTATCGTAAAAGATCTTAAATACAATTCATTTATAACATTATAACAAATAAATTATGGATACTAATATTAATGGTATAATTTACAAAATATCTTTTCCAAATGGCAAAAATTATATAGGACTAACTAAACGCGTTATTAAAAAACGACAAGGAGAGCATAAATGTGATTCTAAATCAGGTAATACTAGATGTCTTTACAATGCGCTCAGAAAATATAAGGATAATCTTGAAATGGCTTTCTGTGAAGTAATTGATACTGCTAGTTCATCAGAAGAACTATGTGAAAAAGAAAAAATGTATATACAAAAATATAATTCTCATTATATTCATGGTAATGGATATAATATGACATATGGCGGAGAAGGAACTCATGGATACATTTTCACAGAAGAAGATAAAAAGAATATGAGTAAAAGTCAAAAAAAAAGATTTGAAAACCTAGAAGAAAGAGAAAAACTTGCATTGCAATCAAGAAACTATTGGAATGAAAATGAAGAAGCAAAAGAAAAAATGAGACAATTAAAAAATGAACAGTGTACCGAAGAATGGCGAGAAAAACAAAGTGAAACATTAAAAAATACATATAAAAATAATCCAGAATTATCTAAACAACACAGCAAAAGAATGAAACAAATGTTTATAGATAATCCAGAATTAACTAAGCAACATAGCAAAAGAATGAAACAAGTGTTTATAGATAATCCAGAATTAGCTAAGCAACATAGCAAAAAAATGAAACAACTGTTTATAGATAATCCAGAACAACGAATAAAAAATGGCGAAGCGCAAAAACAACGATTTGAAAGACCAGAAGAAAAAGAAAAATTAAGTAAAATACATAAGCAAAGATTTCAAGATAATCCAAACGCTAAAATAAATAAAAATATGTCATGTAAACCGTTTAATGTTTATGATAAAAAAACAAATAAATTAATTGGTTCTTATAACTACATGTTTCAAGCGGTTGACGACATTAAGACAAAATTCAACATTATATTGTATACTACTAATATAAGCAAACTATTAAATGGTAAAGGAAAAACCGCAAAGGGGTTAATCTTTAAATACGCAGATAATAATGTTAGTGAAAACATAGATAATGTTAGTGAAAACATAATATAAAATTAATTTATAATATGCGCATTTTAAATGAGAAAAGGTGTAAAACCATTTAAAATAACTAACAAAAAAATAATAAAAATGAAAATAAGACATCCGCGCGATTTAACACTTGAACTAGTTGAAAAAGGACCACGATAATTTTTAACCTATAAGCCACCAAAATTGACATATGTGTCATTTTGGTAAATATTTTATCATCATACATGATCATAAAATATTCGTTAATATGAAGTATCAATTATTCCAGATAAGTAATATGGTATAACCGATGTAGGATAAGTATAATATTATCGTTAGATTTGGATATAAAAAATATATGTTATTATTATTCACATATTCAAATGCAAAAGTCTAATAATGATAATCAATTAAAAATTCATGAAGATATAATGAATAAATTACACTATTTTCATAATATCCATAAAATTCCCAATATTATTTTTCATGGTCAAACAGGATGCGGGAAAAGAACCATTGTCAAGAATTTTATAAATATGATTTATAATGGTGATAAAGAACGAATTAAATCTTTTGTGATGCATGTGAATTGTGCTCACGGAAAAGGAATTAAATTTATTCGCGACGATTTGAAATTTTTTGCGAAAACGCATATTCACAGTAATGGCGGTGATATTTTTAAAAGTATTGTTTTATTGAACGCGGATAAATTAACGAATGATGCGCAATCTGCTATGCGAAGATGCATTGAATTATTTAGTCATAATACACGATTTTTTATTATCGTGGAAGACAAATATAAGTTATTGAAACCTATTTTATCGAGATTTTGTGAAATATATATTCCTGAACCAACTGCTACCATAACGAATTTATATAAATATAATTTGGAAGAAACATTTAAATTAAAAGACGTTAAAACATTACGCGTCGATTGGTTGAAAAAAGAACTGTTGAAATTGATTGATAGTGTGGGTAAGTGTGCTGGGGGTAAGTGTGCTGGGGGTAAGTGTGCTGGGGGTAACCTAATAAGTTTTTCGGAGAAATTGTATGAAAAAGGTTATAGTGGTCTGGATTTAATACAATTGATTGAAAATCGTAAATGTTTCACCGATATTTTACCCGACAAAAAAAGATATGAGCTTTTATTTGCATTAAATAAAGTACGAAAAGAATTCCGAAGTGAAAAATTATTAATTATGTTTATTTTGAAATTTTTAATTTTGGATGAATCAAATACCAATTTAGAAAATATGTCATTTATTTGAAATTGTTGTCGCTATATAATATATATATATATATATATATATATATATATAGTATAATATTGAATGGATGGACCGGGTCAAGTTCAAAAGAATTTTTGGCATATTTACTTAATAAGGATGCTTCGGGTTCTGAAGGTGGTATATTTTATAAGTTAGGGTATGGAATGGGTGAGCGAAATAAACCAAATAAAATGGCGGCTGATATGGATTTAAGATATAAAAAATATATTAATGAAATTAATCGGTTATTTCACGACATACCGCCAACTACCGTAGATATATATGTGTATAGAGGTATGGCAGATGATTTTTGGAATATATATAATGACGCACGTATAGGCAGTATAATTGAAAACAAGGTTTATACCCCAACCACTATGCAATATTATACGGCTAATCGATATACAACCGCATTTAAAGAAAAAACGGGCGAGTCTGCGCCATTACCTAATTCGAAAGGAATAATTCGAATAATTATACCAGCCGGTTCACATATATTACCATTATTGGATTGGTTTAAGTTTTCCCCGGTTAATGCAATGTTTGACACCGAATATGAAATATTACTTCATTATAATGGTTCATTAACTAAAATTAGTAATGAAGACCATTTAGATGTTACTCCAACATTTAGATATAATGACCCTAGGCATATACCAATATTTACAGATGAAGAATTAAAAAAATCACACAATAAAATGGGAGGAGCAAATCGTAAAACAAAGCCTTGGAAATATAAAAAACACCTACATAAAAAATCGAAGCGTTATAACCATCCAAAAAATATATTTCCATAAAATATTATGGACGATTTCGGAGTAAGTGGATTACATGAATCGAAAAACGAATGGGCTTCACGATTAGTTACTATTTTAACTCCATTAGTCGGTGAAGGCGTGAAATCGATTTTTGATGAAGCTGTGAAATTGTGTAAAGAAAACAGTGAAATGGATAAATATTTAATGACATTTCAAAATTTCATTAGCCGAATTCCCAAATGGAATGCAACTATTATTGAAACCGAAAAAAATCGAATTGTTGAAAGAAGTTCTTGTGGATATTTAGAAGATTTAGTTACGTGTGTTCATATTATTCAATTGAAATTATTGAGTGCTGTACGTGTCGGTCAAAAACAAAAGAAAATCGATGTCAATATTCCCAAACTTGACGATTTTATTCATAAAATATATATTAATGTTGCACGAAAAATATATAAAAATGTTTATTTATTTGAAATCAATATTGCGCCATTACAAGTCCAGAAAAATCACCGGGAACTTGAAGTTATTATTCAGGAATGTATTTTGAATACGGTCCGCGAAAGTATCCCGGTTGAATCTATTTTGCGGGCATATATGGATGAAACTGTCGAAGAAGATGTTGTCGAAGAAATCAAGGAACAGATTATTGAAGAACCCATTGCTCCTTCTGTTGCACATATTAATACCGAACAACAGTCCGTTAATACACCCGCTAATACATCTGCTAATACAATCACATCAATAGACGGTGAAAGTATGGTATCATCAACGGCATCATCAACGGTACCATCGTCTAATTTATCTTTTAATGATGTTGATTTTGTACGCGATGTTGATAATAATGAAGCGACTATTAATGCACCTAAAGATGACGATAGTTTAGAAAGAATCAGTGCTTTACGAAACGCGCAACGGAAATTGGAGTCGGAAGAGGATGATGATGGCGGCAGCGGAGGAGGAATGCGATTAAATATTTCTGATCAGAATATTAGTTTAGATTCTTTAGATGTTCAAAATATTGATTTTCCCGATATTACTTTAATCCCTGATTTATTGAATGATATTGAGATTTTGGTTTAGTTTTTTACACCTTTTCTCATTTCAAATGCCGTTTTTATACTAAATAAAAATTGAAACAAATAAACAAACTATTATAATTAAATAAAATAGACCACATTATGACAGAGTATATAATTGATATAACTATTGACAATATTTTTGAAGGTAATCTATACCCCGACAGATATACCACATTTTATATAAAAATAGATAAAAATGGTAATGTAGATATAAAAAAAAACTATACTTATTTATGGCCACCTCGTATTTGTGATATATATGATTTTGTGATAATAAACGACAATATACCTATGCCATCTTATATTATTAATATGATAAAAAATTCATTTTGTATACCTAAGTTTGCGTTAACAAACAATTTTAAAACAAACTTACCAGGAGGAAATCACAGCAGTGATGATTTAAGTTTACGTCATTATGAAAACGCAATAGAAAATATAATCACATTAAAAGAAGAGTTAGCAAAATATCAATCAATATCAATACTTATTGATTTATTATAAAAAAATTGAAATATAAAATATTATAGTTAACATTCATTATATCAACAATATAATGAATACTCCAGAATACAGAAAAGCATATTTAGCTAATTTGAAATTAGAAATGTCAAATAATAATAAAAATTTACTAGCAAATAAAGGAAATCCTGCACTAAATCAATATGTACAAAACGGCGGACAAGTTGTTGGTGCATCTACATTATTATGGAAAGGCGATAATACTCAAGCAAAGGAAACAAAAAATAAAGGATTCAAATAATATAGGCATTTAACCTTCATAATACCGGAAAATCCTAGGAATTTTCCTCGGTATTACTACGAATATTTTATGATCATACATGATCATAAAATATTTGAAGGCATGCCTAAACATTACCGAAAATGACACATGTGTCATTTTCGGTACGATGTAGGTTAAAATGAGAAAAGATGTAATTAGTCTAATTTTAGGCATTATTTTTTGCGTAAAATTAGAAATAAGAATGTTCTGGTCTATTGTAATAATATTATGACAAGCATAACTAATGTTTATGTTGTTGCCGGAACTATATCCGTTATTTTTTTTATTGTTAAATTCATCGAAATGAGATTTGTTGATAAAGAAAGTATCCCATTGAAATATTTAATTCGTGATACCATCGTGGTGTTCTTTAGCGTACTCGCTGGATTATTTATTCTTGATCAATTGAAACCGGTTATCGATGAAAATATTACCCATGTTTCTAACCCCGCCGTTTTCACTGATAATCCAGGATTTTAATTTTCTGGGTGTATATTATGGTCAGCAGAAGTGATGGTGAGGATAATAGTCACATGATTAAACGCAGAA